TACTACTAATGAAAATAAAATATATAAAGATAGAGTATTTTTAGCTGTAATGACTGGTCTTAATGAACGAGTTATGAGACCAAATTATGGAACACAAATAAAAACTGCTATTTTTGAAAATGAAGCAGTTGCTATACCTTTAGTAGATGCTACAGTTAGAGAAAGCTTTTCTCAATGGCTTCCTACTTTGGTTTTACAAGACTTATACATAGAACTGGATTTAAATACAATGCATTTAGATATTACAATAAGTTATAAGCTTCCAAATGAAACCACTGATGAGGTTAAAATAAGTACTGGTACGTTTACTAGGTCTGGGGACCTACTTGAAGGGAACAACTAATGGCTGAGCCAAATGTAGTGCCACAGATAGATTACACCTCTAGAGATTTTGAAGCTATTAGAGATGACATGATATCTCTTATTCAATATTTTTTACCTGAATGGAAAAATAGAGACGCTTCTGATTTTGGTATTACATTAATAGAACTGTTTGCTTATATGGGCGACATTATGAGTTATTACATTGATAGAGCAGCTAATGAATCATTTATATTAACTGCGAGTCAAAGAGACAGTGTTCTTAGAATGGCTAGATTATTAGACTATACTCCTACACCTAGCACCCCAGCAACAGTAACTTTATCTTTTAGTACTTTTGCTACTTCTGCACAAGTTGTTCCTGCTGGGACTCAAATATCTACTACAAGCATTGTTAGTGGCGAAAATGTTGAAATTATATTTGAAACAGATTCAGCAATAACTGTTCCCGCATCTGGAGATGGCGGGTTGACCGCAGGCTCCCCAGTAACAGTAACTGCTACTCAAGGATACACAGTTGAAGAAACGGGTATAGATGCACTTGGAGTTTCAAGTGGTTTAGCAGACCAAGTTTATATTTTAGCTGACTACCCTGTTATTAAAGACAGTATAGAAATTACAATAGATGGAGTAGTTTATACATACGTTGATTATTTAGTAGATTATTCAGGTAATGACCCTGTATTTACTATTGATATAGATGCTGAAGATAGAACTTATATAATATTTGGCGATAACGTTGGAGGTAGAATTCCTCCAAGAAACGCAACTATTGAAGCGGTGTATAGAGTTGGGGCGGGAGATGCTGGAAACGTATCTGAAAATACATTAACTGAAATAGTAACTAATTATCAAGTAGGTCTTCAAGTAAATAATGAAGATGGTGCAACAGGTGGTTCTGATTCAGAATCTACTGATTCAGTAAGGTTAAACACCCCAATTAGTATTAGAGCATTAAATAGAGCTGTTACTTTAGAAGACTATGCTTCTTTAGCAATTCAAATTTTAGGTATAGCAAAAGCAAACGCAATTGCTAACACTTATAACAGTATAACTTTGTACTACGCACCGTCTGGGGACCCTGGAGTAGAAATAGATAATATTACTCCAACACTAGTGTTTACTAACCTACAACCTACAGTTCAAACGTTTTTTGTAGATAAAATGCCTCCAACAACAACATTAACTTTGCAACCTCCTTCATATGTAGAAGTTGATATTGATATTGATATTCAAGTATTAGACCAATACAGACAAAGCACTGTTACAAACGCTGTTCAAGCTGTATTAAGTAATTTTCTTGCGTTTGATAATGTTAATTTTAAAGACAGAATAACATTGCAAGATATTTTAACTGAAATATCTTCAGTATCTGGAGTTGCTTATTCAACTTTAAATATATTAGACCGTGCAAATTCAATTACTGCTGCTTCACGAGCATCTGGTTCCCCAACTATTACTTTAACAACTTCAGCTCCTCATAATTATTCTCCTGGAGTAAGAGTAACAATTGATAGTGTAGACGCCACCGTTAATGGAAACTATGCTGTTGCATCTGCACCAACTACAACTACATTTACAGTTACTGGAACTACAACAACTCTTCTAGCTTTAACAGGACTTACTGGAACAATAGAAGCAGTAAGTGACATTATATGTTCTGATAATGAAATACCTAAAGCAGGAACTTTAACAATTACACCGTCCGGTGGAATAGCCTAAAAGGAGAAAACATGGCCGCAACCTACCCAGGAGCTATAAAATCATATCAAGCAAAAACAAACTTTACTGAGATTGTAGACTCCTCTCACGTAAACTCACTTCAAGATGAAGTAGTAGCAATTCAAACTAATTTAGGAACAAATATTGCAACCTCTACTTCACCTTCTTCAAGTGGAACTTTTAATGTTGCTTCTCAAAACTATGGCACATTAAATGCAAGACTTGCAAATATTGAAATAGGAATAGTTGCAGATTCTCATAATCAATATGTACATAAAACTGGTGGAGATACTCTTACTCCGTCTGCTATTGGTGTAGTTGGGTTAAATATTAGAGCAGCCGTTGGTCAAACCGCAAATCTTCAAGAATGGAGAAATAGTTCTAATACACTTAGAACATGGATAGACCAAAACGGTAACTTAAACACAACAAGTGGTGTTGCAGCAACTTCTTCAGATATTGCTGACTTAACAGGATTAGTTATTGCTGGAGTATTTTAAATAAAACATGGCTAAATACGGTAGAGATTATTATGGTATAGGTTTTTACGGTCCCTTTACAGTAAGTGACTTTAATGCCTACCCTTTTACAGCTTTTTCTTCTGGATATGGCCGTATTTCTTTATCTTGGACTAACCCTACTGGTGATTGGTCTCAAATTAGAGTGCTTAGAAATTCTTATGGATTTCCAGTAAGTGCTGCAGATGGAATTGTAGTAGTAGATGAATTTATTGACCAAGCTCCTACTGAATATTTAGATGCGGGAGACATTATAGATGGGGAACTTCAACTATTAACTGAAGGAAAATTTTATTACTATAGCATATTCGTTAGAGAAAATATAAATTTTACTTGGTTAAGAGCGGCAAACGCAGTAGGGGTTTCTGTTCAAAACTTTAACACTTCTAACGATTTATACAACTATTTACCAGATTCTTATAAAGTAAATTCATTAACTGGTGACGTATTATCAGAAACAGACAATCTATTTTTAAAAAGTTTTTTAAATATATTTGGATTTGAGTACGATTTAACAAAAACTTATGCTTTAAACGTTTTAAATCTATATAAAACAGAGTCTTTACCTGGAAGTTTATTACCTCAAATGTTAGAACAATTTGGAGGATGTTTTGAACCAGAAGTAGGGTTAAAACAACAAAGAGTATTATTAAGAAATTTATTTAACGTATATAAAAATAAAGGAACCTACGACGGTCTTTTAACGTTTGTAAAAAGTTTTAGTGGGTATGACGCAGAAATAACCCAAGGAAAAAATTTATTTCTTGATTACAATGATTCATCTTTTGAAGAATCAATAGGTAATTGGGTTATTGCTTCTGGAGGTACTTTAACAAGATATATAGGCGACCCATTAATAATTGAACCTTATGAAGTAACTAATCCGGTTGGGTACCCAAGCAGAGATGATGGAATGCTTAGATTTACTTCTACTGGAACTGGCGCTGTTTCTTTTACTTGCGGTGCCGACGCCCCTATTACAAAAGGAATACCTGTAACTGAAGGTGAAACCTATACGTTTAGCATTTTTAGCGCAGCTGCTACAACAACAAGAAATATAAGATTAGGTATTCAATTTTATGACAGATTTGGTGTAGCTCTAGGAACTTTACAACAAGGAGTTCCTGTATCAAATGCTACTTTAGCTTGGGATAGCCCAACTCTTAGACCTTTTGCAACAGCTATAGCCCCATCAGATGCTCATTATGCAAGTGTTTTTGTAGAAATTAGTAATACTGCAATTTCAGAAGTTCATTACTTTGATTCAGCTCAATTTGAAAAAGCAATTTCTAAAACAGCATTTGAAGATGCAAGAAGAATTAATATAAATCTTTTAGCTAATAGAATAAATGAATTACCTAATCCTACTTTTACTACTTCATCCTCACCTTGGTCTGCTACAAACGCGGCTCTTACATTAGACTCATCAAAGCCAGGGGTAGACATTAAAGAGTTCGTAGTTATAAATAAAGAATTAACAGCCGGAACAGCGACATTGACTGTTAGCGATTCTTATTTACCAATATTTGTTAACGACAACATAGTTGTATCAGGAGTAGGTGCTCCATTTGATGGAGCCTATACAGTAAGCGCGTCTAATCCAATAGGAAAAACTGTTTCATATTTAAGAGCGGCTGCTCCTGTAGCAAGTACTGCAGTATCTCCATCTGGTTTAGTTTCAATAGCTGGAGATAGTTTAAAAGTAACTCCAAGTGGGGTGTCGTTAGTTACTGTACAAGGTCACACTTCTACAACAGACTATATTAACGTTTTACCTTCTAACGATTATAGTTTTAGTGCATATGTACAACCAGAAAATACTAGTGAATTAGTTACTGCTTCTATAAGTTGGTATACAAGTTCTAATACTTTAATATCAACGGTTAATGGATTGCCTACTAAATGTCCTCCTGTGTATAACGTATCTCAAGCTGTTTTAAATACCAACGTTGCTACATTAACTTTAAATGAACCATATGAATTTTTAAATTATGCTGGAAATGACAAGTCTTTTATTGTTGTTGATGGATTAGGAGCCCCTTATGATGGAACTTGGGAAATTTTATCAATTTTAAATAATACTGTTAGTTACGCTGTTGTAAATGCAAATATAGCTTTAGCTACAGTTTCTGGAACAGCGCATCCAGATGGAATTTGGTATAGAGTTTCTGTTACGGCAAATGCTCCAACAAACGCTGCTAAAGCTTCTGTAAAACTATCTTGGACACCTTCTGCCCCAGGAGAAATTGTATTTTTAGAAGATGCGTTATTTGAAAAATCTTCTTTTATTTTAGATTTTTTTGACGGTTCTAGAAGTGGTTACGAAGATTCTGCTTCAATAAGTTGGGAAGGCGCTACCGACTCGTCAAGAAGCCATCTTTATGTAAATAGATTTTCTGTTGAAGATAGATTAAAAAGAGAAATAAGCAAAAATGTATTACTTGGCTCTACCTTTGCCTTGTATTTTTCTCAACCAGACTAGTAGTAGTATAGAAGTATGTTAGAACTAATTCTTTCCGCTTGCTTTGCAGCTTTCTTTTTAGCTGTAATAGAACAACTAATTGATTT